CGTAATATTTATCTTTTCCAGCTTCTTCGCAAGCTTTGATTAAACCCCAAAAGATATTTCTGTATTCGTGATAGGTTCCAGATCCAGGTACTCTTGCAGGTATTCGCTGTAGTGCCTTTTCAACAACTTCAATAGGTTGAGTTTTCCACTCCTTAAATTGGTGACTGGCTTTTATATCTTGAGCTTTTTTAGGAGTAGGTAAACAAGATTCAATATCTTTGAGAGTATAAGTTTGATCTGAAATATCAATAATGCGAGTTAATTCTCCAAGAGTTCCATCGGCGTTTGTGTGATGCGTTCCAGGTAAACGCATTACTCTGGAAGGATTTTTTAAAGCACGATCAGCATCGGCGTAATCAAGAAGTCTTTCTTGTATAGGTTTCCAAGTTTTAGGATCTATCGCTTTTTTAAGTATCCAATAGTTATGTATAGACTTGCCCCCCGTATCGACTCTGATACTAGGAATAGGTAATCCCAACCCCTTCCAAGCGTCGATTTGCTCTTGTTTCGGTCTGTCATCCCACTCACAGAAAAAGGCTTTACATTCGGTTATTGAAGAATCGGTATCACCACCATTATTGATTACTACATAAACGCCACGACCTTCTTCTTGACACTGGGTAATCCAGTTAAAGTTAGCGTCAGATTTTTTACCACGATCTTGATCCTTTAAGAAATGCCCTTTAGGGAAAAAGGATCTTAATCTGATTTGATCTTTAGATTTTCCGAGTGCTTTTAAGAAGAGCTTCCATTGCTCCCGATCTATTTTGAGATCGTTCATATAGATAAGAGATAAGTTTAGATTTAGAGGTCGAGGATTTTTTTAGCATCCTCAATGCTACGAGCAATGCCACTGATACCGCCAGCAGATTTAATGCACTGCAACCAGTTTTTTTGAATTTGGGTTGGTCTACCGTTTGGAGTTTTGACTTCTATTGAAACGAACTGAGCAATCCGATTCCCAATCATGTCTTCAGTTATTTCAACAGTTTTAAAACCAATTAAATCAGAAGAACCTTTAGCAAGCCCAAATTGAACCCAGCGATCAGTGCGAGGATCAGGAAGTTGACCTGTTTCATTACGGAACAGACGTAGGTTCTTGATCCTTCCAAGTGCAAGTCTTATTTCCTGCTGGATCTTTGTTTCTTGGTTGCTCACAGATAAAAGATATTTTCATAATATTAAATCCACCCTAGTTGGTCAGTTGAAAGATTTCTGGATTTTTTATTTTGCCGAGTGTGATACATTTTAAAAGCCCATCCTTGCTTGTAGCCAAGTCTTCTTGCTACAGCTTTTAATTCTTCTAAGGATCTGGCCTTTCTAATAAGCATTTTGGCTTGATCTTTTTCAGCCTGACGTAACCGAACTTCAATACGTTTCAACTCAACTAACTCACCTTCTTCTTCAGTTATTTGGCGAGTTTTTATTGGTGCTGCATAACCACATTCAGGACAGGTAGGTTGAGGCTTGAAGGTAGCAAAACATTGTTTACAAGTTTGAACGGCAGGAGCTTTTTCTTGGTTTCTTTTTGATCTTTTTTTGGAATCTAACGACCAATTTTGTGGGTCATCAATGAAGCCGTGGGTAATTGTATTTCCAACGTGGTCTAAGACTATGGCTGTTTTATTATCTTGTGGTCTTAATATCCGTCCGACTTGTTGTAGGTATAAGCCAAGAGATGCTGTTTTTCTGAGTAAGATTGCACAGCTAACAGCAGGCAAGTCAAATCCTTCGGAGATAACTTCGATGGATACAAGAACTTGGATCTTCCCTGAAGACAGGCCATTGATCACTTGATCTCTATCATCAGTATCCATATCTCCAGTAATAATGTCAGCCTTAATTCCCGAATTATTAAATTTAGATTTGACTATTTCCGCATGAGCCACATTGACGCAAAAGGCAATAGCAGGAAGGCCATTGGCGTGTTTTTTATATTGTTGAACAGCATCTCCAGTAACATCAGCTTTAATCATTTCTTCTGCTAATTCATCAGTTGCATAATCTCCAGCTCTCATTTTTATTTTATTAAAGTTAATTTTCTGAGGTGCGCCAAATACTTTATGAGGTGAAAGGAATCCAGCTTCAACAAGTTCTTTAACACTGGGGCCAAGTATTAAATCATCAAACATGACTCTTAAACCTTCCCCTGAAAGTCGGCAAGGAGTTGCAGTAACACCAATACGTTTTGCTTTAGGAAAGTGATCAAGTATTTTTTTCCAAGAGCCTGCTACAGAATGATGGGCTTCATCAATAATGATGAGGGCAGGTATGTAATTTATTTTGTGTAAACGGCGAACGATTGTTTGAACTGAAGCTACTTGTATAGGATGAGAAGAAGGTTTAAAGCCAGCAGCAATAATGCCATGAGGAACTTTTATATCTGCGAGTTTTTTAGAAGCCTGTTTAATTAATTCCCTTCGGTGAACAAGGATTAGTACGTTGTTATTTTTTAGTACTGCACGTTTAGCAATTTCACTGAATATGACTGTTTTACCTGCTCCAGTAGGAAGGACTATTAAAGGAGCTATTTTACGCTGCCGAAACGAATCGGCAGTTTTTCTAATTGTTTCAGTTTGATATTCTCTTAGTTGCATAAGGTTGCATCTTACGACATAAGGTTATATGATATTGGAAGAAATCGCAACCCTTGGATGGACATCAAGAAGTATCACTCAACAAGTCACATATCCAGCTCAAACGTCAAAAAAGCACTTGAAAGTGCAAAAGCATATAAACATTCCATTGATGGCCCTCCATCTAAAAGCACTCTTGCTATGGATGAAGGATCTGCTGTTCATACAAAAATTGGTGAGCCACATCTTTTTAATCGTGACTTTGTAGCAAGACCTAAAGGAATGAGTTTTGTTAGTAAGGAAGGCAAAGCATGGAAAGCAGATAACAAGGAAAAAATTATTCTTAGTACTGAATTTGTTGAAGATTTAAAAATAATCGAACAAGAGTTTTTAAACTCTGCTGCTGCTAAGTATTACGAGGCAGAAGGAGATGTAGAAAAAAGTTTTTTCTGGGATATTGCAGGTAATGACAGAGGTGGCAAGTGCCGTCCTGACTGGATTAGTAAAGATAAAAAAACAATAGTTGATTTAAAAACAACTGTTTCAGCCGAAAGAAAATCTTTCCAAAGAAGCATTATGAATTATGGGTATCACATTTCTGCTGCTTGGTATATGTGGGGAGTTGAATTAGCTACTGGTATTAAACCAGAAGAATTTATCTGGGTAGCGATTGAGAAAAAAGCACCTTTTGGAATTGGTGTTTATAAGGCTGATACGGAATTATTGCAATATGGATCTGAGTTATGCGAAGAAGCATTAATCAAGATTAACGATTGGGAAAGGACTAATAGCTTTCCTGATTACACAGATGGAGTTGAGCTAATGGGATTACCACCTTGGCTAAAGAAAAAGGAAGGTGTTACTCCACAAAACTATCAAGAGATTGAGTTGTACTAATGATTTTGTACCACTGCAAAGGTTGTAAAACCTACTTTAAAATTTTGGTCACATTAAAGGACTGGAAAGGCCCAATTAACTGTCCTGTATGCGGGTCTTCTGCCGAGGAGGTGAAACCATGAACGACCCACCGATACCTGAAAAGCCTTTAGCTGACAATCATGTATGGATCGAACGAGATACAGGAAACATGTTTGTTGGCAAAGGAGGTAAATGGGTTCCAGTTGGAGTCCATAAAAAATTAACTTTTATTCAAAAACTTAAAAAACTTATCTTTTATCGATGAGAAATCCTACAAATATGGTTGAGCTAAAAAAGCTAAACCGACCTAACGATCAAAACTCAAATGTACTTTTTGAGGTCGAATCAATAGACAAAGATAAAGCTTTGGAATATCTAAGCTTGAACTTTGATAACAACAGAAGATTAAAAGGAAGATCTGTTGAGAAATTAGTCTATGCGATGAAAAACAACAATTTTCATCTCAGTTGGGACTGCATTGCCTTCAATGAAGACGGTCAGTTAGTCAATGGTCAACATCGACTAGCAGCCGTTGTTGAAGCAGATGTTACCTGCAAGTTTCACGTTCTAAGAAACATTAATCATTCAACGATTAAACATTTCGATATTGGAACGTCAAGAAGCCAAGCTGATCGAATTTCGATTCATGGCACACCAATGCACGCTAAAGCTTGTGCAGTAGTCAAACTTGCCTTTAGTGACTGGAACGCCAATCACACTGCGACAGGTAAACTTAGTGGTTCTCAGTACGATGATCAGATTGCTTCTTACTACTCAAGACATTCTGATTACTTTGAGCAATTAGAAGCAGATGGGTATATGCAAGCAAAATATACTAATAACGCTGCCGCAGCAGCTTTTAAAATCTTCCTAGAGATGAAAGTCGGTAGAGGAAGGTTTACTGACTATGCACATGGAATGGATGCTTACGAAAGAAGCACTTACTTCTTAGATCTAGTAATCAACGGTAAATCGAAGGATCGAACTATTGATTACAATTTCGACCAGGCTCCTTTCAAATTAAATGAAAAGTTAATTGGAAGAAGGGGCTTAGGTAAGACCATGTATGGCGCAGTTGCATATAAATATTACTTGGTCGCTGCTAATTCATTTATGAATGGTAGATCTCCATTGTCAATCAGGATAGACGGAATCAAGAATGATCCCTTTAGTAACTTTAGAGGCATCCCATCATCTAACACCTAATGAGCTGGCACTCTTCTTCTCTAGGCTCTTCTGTTCATCTGTTTTGGCTATGTGAAAAGCCAAATCAGAAGGGCAGGAGGGTAAGGATCACAGCACCAACGCCTGAAGAGGCAAGGAAAATCTTAGATAAAAGATTTCCTGATGCAAACATTTTATTTAAAAAAACATTGACATGACCGACTCCTCCTTATCGACTATCCCTGAGTCTTCTGTTTACAAAAACGAAAACTCTTTTGCTTTAAATCAAAGGTATGCAAAATCTTTGTGTAATAGCACCTTAGTACCGCAACATTACCAAGGCCAAGCAGGTCTTTCTAATTGTTTAATCGCATTAGAAATGGCTAATCGTATGAATACGAGTCCTTTGATTGTTATGCAAAACTTGAACATTATTAAAGGCAAACCAGCATGGAGCAGCCAATTTATTATTGCGATGATCCAGACTAGGTTTGATGATCTTGATTATGAAATGAGTGGTAAAGGAGATAGCCTTTCTTGCAGATGCAGTGCTGTCAGAAGATCAGATAAGAAAAAGATTTATGGATCACCTGTGAGTCTCGAAATGGCAAAAGCAGAGGGTTGGACAAGAAATAGTAAATGGAAAACGATGCCTCAGTTAATGCTTCAGTACAGAGCAGCAAGTTTCTTTGGCAGACAACATGTAGCTGATTTGTTACTTGGGGTACAAACTGAGGAAGAAGTCGTAGACATCCAACCAATGAAAGTAGTAACTGAAGAAGTTAAAGAGCAGGAAGGTGAACGATCTTGGGAGGATATAGAGAAACCTAATATGCCAAACACTCCACATGAGGCGGCAATCGCTCAACCAAAAGAGGAACCAGATGACTTCTTCTAAGAAAGAATTTTTAACAACAAATGAGCTTGCCGAACGATGGCGAGTTTCAGTTGATTCGGTGTTGAGGTGGAGAAGGGAAGGGAAAGCACCCCCCTTCTACACGATCCACGGATCAATCCTTTACAGATTGGCTGATGTAGAGGAGTTAGAAGAAGCCAAACGTAAATCTACTAAAACCTAGCAATGTCATTTTCATTTAACGGCAGTTTATTCAAAAACGAAAATTGCGATCCATCTCGCAACCAACCTAATTTCACTGGAGTATGTGCAGTACGTCAGGAAGCCATTTTAGAATTGGTGTCTTATCTAATGGATAGTCAAGCAGCTCATAACGATTTTGATGGAGATCACATTCCATTAAGAATGAGTGCTTGGGCTAAGACATCTAAAAATGGTAAGAAATTCATGTCAATTTCTTTCCAGCCTGATAACAAGGTTCTTGAAACTAAAGGAGCAAGAAAAGTAAAAACAGTTGAAGCTAAAGTTGCTTCAAGCGAGTCTCAGGAGGAAGAAGAACTGTTTTAGTTATTAACTTGGGTGTTTTCTCTAATGCAAGCACCCAAGTCTTTACTAAAATCAAATAAAAAAAATGCTTCAACCAATTTTCATTAGTACTGTAATTAGCGCAATTTCTGTTGTAGCTGTCCGAAGGCTAACAAGACAGGAAGCTAAGATGCAGAAAGTTCTACAAAGAAGGCGGCTTGACCCTTCTTAGGTAAACTAAACTTTGAATTATCTTTATCTATGTCACTTACATTTGACAGTAAGAGCATTAAGAAGGTGGTGGATATTGATAATGTCCAACACCTTTCAAGCCCAGAATTAAGACTGTTAAAAGAAGAGTTAGAAAGGGCTATTGACACGTTAGGAAAAGAACTCGGAAACATAGCCTATGACAAGCATGTTACTGGGGAGCCTTGGCGAAGTGACTGGCATTTGCGTGTTAAACGCAAGCAAGACATTTGCGGGGCATTTTTAGAAAAGATTGAAACAATTTTTGACGAAAAAAATAATAATTTATTTCGTAAAACTTTTAACAAACATTTTCACAATTTACTCCTAGAAATGATTACATTAGATCAGTACGAGACGCTAGAACGACAAGCCAAGGACTTGACGTTTAAAGAACTCCTCTAACCACTATCAGATACTCTGTTACTTCTGCCTTCCCAGGCGACTGGGGGGTGGAACCAATCTCTTATGGAATCAACACCTACTTCAAAGCTTGGTACTTCGACGGATCTGCCGTCTACTGGGGAGCTTTATACGACACTTTCAATGGAGCTGAACACGAAGCTAAAGCCTTGGCAGATCGAGCAAGGGAAGGCTGAGTTTATGAACTTCCTATATGACCTCTTTGATCGAGATAACGCTCCGATTGGACTTAAAGGTACTTACACAGGTCTTTGGGATCAATTTAAAAAGCTTGAGTGCTTTGATCCTTTACTCCCAACCATGATTAAAACTAAATTTATCCTTGATTATCAAAATGGCATCACCAAAATTTAAACTCGAAGATCAAGTTGTCAAAAAACAGTTAGCAAGCATTTCCTTATCTATAGGATCTACTTCTGGAACCATTATCAAAGTCATAGAAAAACATAATGTAAGAGGTCGTATTTGTTATTACTACGGTGTTCGGTGGCCTGATGGTCGAAGGTCAGAACACGCACAACATATTCTCGTTCCAGCTCCATAGATGATCAATAAAATCCAAGCAGACTGCCCTGAATGCGGACAAGGCAGGACTAGAGTTGTATGCACTAAACGTACTCCTGATGGAGTAACAATCAGACGCAGAAGATGTGTTGCCTGCGAACATCGTTGGTACTCAATTCAATACCCAGAAGTCGCTGTTGAAGATGGCGAAGTTAAATGGATAAAAACAGGATCTAACGCAACATTTGTCCCTTCACCTTAAAAAAATGATAGACATCCCTGAAAACGAAGGTCTGGTTGTTTACTCAGCAGGCCATTACTTCAAGATCATTGACGGAGTACGTCACTGGTTGACACAGCCACCTGATGACTATATTTGTACTGATGGATCAGTAATTAACGAAACTTGCCGTCATTAAGGTATCACTCAGGAAGAATGGTTCTTTATGAGCCAGAAGAAAATAAGTGGCGTGTCAAGATAAAAACTAAAACTGGTAAGTTAGACCTTCCTTTGGATGCCAAGGAACTAGAACCTGCTGTATTAGAGGCTGAATACCTTTACGCAGATGCTAGGGCTATTGACCAAGGTAAACCAAGGTGTATTGATTGCTTGCACTGGTTAGTTGTTAAAGCTGAATGTGGCTTAGGTTTACCTGAAGGAAGATCAACTGGTGGAGAGTGGGCTAAGGATTGTGCTTGTTTTTGGCATAAGGAAGAATAGTATCAATCTCTTCTTCTAAACATTCAGCGTAGTTTGCAACTTGATCAATTACTTTGTTTAATCGAAAATTTTCTTTTGCTAAGAGACTAAGCAAGTCTCCAACATCTTCTCCTTCTGGAGCATTTTTCATTACTACTCTTAAAGCAATTTCGACTATTAATTCTTCTTCGTAAGTAATTTCAGTTGCCAATATTGGTCTTGAAGGCTTGTTCTTTTGTTCTTTTTTCAACCAATATGACCAAGGTAATTGAAACTTCATATCGTTATTAGTGAAACCTCTTGCATCTTATGTAGCCTATGGGATGGGGATCATTTGACAACAAGAGGCTCACTTTTCGCAGCAGAGGGCCATCGCTTTAAAACCCTCATTTGAAATGTAACTATTATTAACAGGAGACGCAATGGGCTTACTTAACTTCCTTGGAAGTGGTTTCGTTTACAGGAGTCCAAAGGAACGTGAGGGATACGCAAGGTTTTTGGAAATGTTACCCAGCAAAAAATTAAGAGAGTTAGCAGGCAGTAGAGCGCATTGCAGCAAGAAAAAATTAGTTGAAATGATTTTGAAGCAGTAGTTGGTAGGCATGTTGCAGCCTTAATTGATTTTGCCTTTCTTCAGCCCTGCGTTGTTGCTTGCGAAGTTCTTTGCAATGCTCACACTGACACTCTGGAATCACTGCAACTTAAGAGTTCGATTAGGCCATAGTCTAGCCTCAATAAAATCAACGTCTGATTCATTAAGACTGTTGTTAGTTTGTTCGGTAGCAGCTTCAAGTACCCAGAGGGTAAAGCATTTCCCTCGCTCGCTGCTGAAAAAGAGTTTTTTCATTGTTCATTTTTATAAGAATGGTTAGAATATTTTTGTCCCTTACCCCCGTTTGCAAGTATTAGCATTTTGGTTATTGGATAGCTATTAAACCCCTAGCGTTAAGAGGACGGGAGGGGTTTTTTAGTGACTACTGCCCACGCCAATTTCTAGGTCTGTTAGAATCAAGCCTAACTAATTCCTTGTCTATGGCGTTGAGTCGGTGAAAGATCTCTCTGATGTCTCCTTGGCGTTTATTGGAGCGATTACCAAGAACCATCAGTAACGCTGACACCATAGCACCAACTAGAGCAGCATAAATTTCAGGCATGTCTATTAACCCAATGACCTTGTTGAATCTTAATCCATTCTTTTTGGGCGGCTATTAAATCAGGTTTGGAAATGTCTGGATCATTGATTAAACTCCAAATTTCAATACGTTTATTGATGTCTGCCACTGTGAGGCCGTGAGCCTTGGCGATTGTTTCTTTCTGCTCTTGGGAAAGGAACTTCATTACGTTTGAACGATTTACGACTAATGTAGGTATGTTTGCTGCTTTTTTACATGGTTGAGAAGAAACCTGAAACCAATTCTGAAAAAAAAGGTCTTCTTGGAAAACTGGAAGAGATTACTCCAGACAAAGAAGAACAGGTAGCACTGATTGGGGTTGCTGTGAGGCTTGGAATTGTCGTTTGGAGTGGATTTATCTTAACTCTTGCATACGTTGATCTCCCAGGATTCCAGAAACAAAACTTCGATCCGACCTTTATTGCGTCGGTATTTACGGGAGCCTTAAGTACATTTGGCCTTGCCACAGCTAAAGATAAGAAGAATGGAAACGGTGTAACAAAAGAAGACATGGAGGCGATGATTGCCAAAAGTAATACAACACAAGCTGAACAAATCATTAGAGTACAGACTCCTCTAACTATTAATGGAGCCGAGGTTGTTAGAACCGACCCCATCACTCAAAAACCTATTGATCCAGTAACAGGCAAGCTTCAATGAAAAAACTATTTTTGATTCTTTTCTTAGCGGCTCCTGCTGCTAATGCAGATTTGACGCATAGCATCACTTCAAGCGCACAGCTTACAGTAAATGCCGCAGTAAGTCAGGCTGAAAGGATTGGTACTTCTTTTAGTATCTCTGGAACTGGAGTAGATGTGACCGATGGAACAACTGCTGGAACGCTCAGTGCTGGCACGATCACAAGTGGAGTTTATTCACCTGGCACGATTGCTGCAACCCAGAATGCGACCTCTGGAGAATCATTTTCGTTCAGCCAGTCTCTGGTAACAGGAGATGCGGTTCCTTCCAGTGCGCCATCGACAGGAGCAGTACCAAACTTCAGTGACGTTACTTCTCATGCTGCTGGAAGTGCAGGATCTCTTGCGGGTTCTGTAACTTCGGCTGGCGTTGTTTCGCTCACTGCTGGTGGAGCAGGTACTGTTGCTACTGGATCTGTTGTAAGTTCTGTCACCGTAAAGTAGAAAAATGAAGAGGTATTTACCATTATTATTATTATTAAATATACCTCAGACTTTAGCCGTACCAGTGGTTCCCAACTTTTCAAGTGGAACCATGTCGGCAGTCACTCGCACTACTCAAAATGTTACTGAATCTATTGTCTCTACTGACTATAACACTGGGCATACTTATACGATCAATGGAACGAATTTGTCTATTGATGGCACAACTCTTTCGCCGCCTCCAGAGCAAACGTCCCAAACGATTAACGGAGTAAGTTATACATGGACTGGTGCAGATCTAACACAAAAACCGAACGTCACGATTGCAAACCCAGGAGAAGCCTTTCAATACGCAGAAAGTTACATTGGCCCTGGTCTATCAAACATGACAACAATCAATCGTACTACTGTACTCGAAAGTACAACAGAAACTACTTCAGTCTTCTCGCAATAATATTATTTAGTGGTCAAAGTGCGTTAGCTAATACTTCACAAACTGCGGCTCCTGTTGCAAATACGTCAGCAAGTCTGACCAATATGGCAATACAAACTTTACAGGGAAATCTTATACAAAATCAATACGGAGGTGGAGTAGTTTGTCAGGGGCCAATGCTAACATTTTCTCCCTTCGTAACTGATTCACATTCTTTTTCTAAACCAAGAGAATACTGGTATGAGAACCCTGTCTATAACGATGATGGTACAATTCTTTATTACCAAGATGTGAGGACAGGTCAGAAAGATAATTATGCACTTAATGTTGGAGCAAGTTTAACTTTCTCAATGCCACTTGATCGCAGATTTCAACGTACTTGTTTGAAAAATGCAAAGCTACAAGGCGAACATCAACAGCAATTAATAGAAAATAAGAAGCTAGATTGGCACATCGCAAGATTAAAACAGTGCGGAATCTTGAAAAAAGATGGAATAGAATTTGCACCAGATTCTCCTTACTTTCATTTATGCGAAGATATTGTTGTTAAGCCTAAGATGGGTCAAGTTTTACCTCATCGACATGTTATTTCTTCTCCTTTAGAGGTGGTAAACCCCTCTTCTCCCGATAAGAATTAGTTCTTTTTTGCGATAAATTTGGTCGTTTTACATTTTTACCTAATATCTTTTTAACTCTATTCACTATCTGTTTAATAATCGGTTTGACTGCCTTCAAAAGCAGTGGTGTACTCAATGCAGCCGTTGTAGCCACAAGAGTAATTCCTCCCGTTTTTACTACTTGAGGCACTGTAGGTATCGCATCAATTATCTGTTGCTGGACACTTAATTTTTTATATCTAGTTACACAACGGTTTCCGACCAATTCATACTTGATAATTTGTTTAGTTCCTTCTTCTACCTTTGTTCCAATCTCAGGCGCACCATCGGGAGGGCAAGCTTCTGGGACTGCTTCTGGTACTTCTGCTGCTGGAGGCGTTTCTGGTTCTTCGTATCGTTGAGGTTCTTCTTCTTTTATCGGGACAATCCTTAATGGTTCATAATTTATAGGATCAAAAGCAGGCGCACCAGCACCCGAACACAAGATCAGATTATGTTCTGGATCAGTATCTATTAGTGCATCATTTTCAAAACTCTTTCTTGCCTTAACACAAGGCATTTCAATTACTGGAAATCCTATTGGAATATTGATAGGAACGCTTGGAGCTACAACAGTAGGAGCTTTAACAATATATAGATTAATAGGCTTTATCCCAACAAAAGGGATCTCAATTTTAGGAATCAAAACTTAGGTAAACCAATTGCTCTTTTGTTTTCGTTCGTTTGCTGTGCAGGACTTAAAGGGCCAGTAGGTAGAGCAGGACCAGATAATCCAGGTAACTTCATAGCACCCATTACCTTTTCCATTGCTTTATCTTGAAGCATCTTTTGGTTGTCCTCGTTGGTAATCCAGAGAAACCCAAAAACTCCACCACCAGTAATACCCAAGACAAGTACGAACGAAAGTGCTGAGATAATGTTGAAAACTTTTTGCATAAAGCAAGCCATTACTGGTATGACTCTAATCCTTCAAAGACGTTCGTCAATATTGAACGATAGGATAGCCCTTGGCTTATCTGATTGGGTTGGCCTGACGTAGTGCATCAACATTGAAGGAAAAAATATTAATGTCCCTTTATTTACTTCTGGCTTGTATTCAAGATTATCTCCAGTAATAAAATTATTTAGAGGTGCAATAAATCTGGTTGACTCATGTTCAGTAGGATCAAATTTAATATAATAAATCGCACTAAACCCAGTCATACCATGATTATGAGGAGTCATAAAGCAACCTTTAGTGTATTGCTGCATCCATGCTTGTGAAATTATAGGTTTACGAAAACCAGCCGAAAGGTATAGGTCTTCTAATTCCTCTCGCAATATTTCAACGACATCAGGAAGATAATTTTTAGAAGCAAAAAAATCCGTATAAACATCGGAAACAGGATCTTTCTTCTCTAATTTTTTTTCATTACAAGTGAAAATATTTAATATTTGAAGCTGTTTATTTAGATCTAATTGATGAATAAAAAAAGGAACCTCAAATTTTCTTAGAGGTTCCATTTAGTTATTCAGCAGCAGGGCCAGCAGTCCAAACTTCATTAGGAGCTTTTAGCATTGCAACTGAAGCATTAACCGCATCTTCATTTTGCTTAACAGTGTCAGCACCGAGTTTCGCTTTAACGGCTGCAACTAAAGCAGTATCGCCTGTTCCTAAGAAATCAGCATAGTCTTTCATATCTGAATCAGAAGGCCGATCCAAAGCAACTTCACTGTAAATAGAGTCGGTGGTATCACCATCAACACCAGTTACACGATAAGAAACGCTAAGAACGCACTTCTTACCAGCAGTTTCATGCTTGTGAGAGTCAATAGACCAAGTAATAGTTGCAGCCATTAGAATAATGTTTTGATTAAGTTTACTCTGAAACTACTTCACAAGCAGGATCTGGTGCAGAAGCATCCTTCTTCAATTCTTGAAGTGCTTCTATAGCACCTGTGATTTTAAGGATCTGTTGAAGTTTCTCTTGTTGAGCCTTTGTTTTCTCGTTGATCTCTTCTTGACCAGCGTTATATTCATCGGCAAGAGTTTTTGCTTCTTGTTGCTTGGAAGCTAGAAGCTCATCTGTACTAGGCATAAGGATAAGTAATTACCTTGAAATTGTAGCCCTAAATTGCCATTTGTAAAACGGCGGGTTTCTTAACTAGCCACAATATATTTAGTCGGGAAAGTAACATTAACACCATCATAACCATGATATTCAACATCAACGTGCATATCTAAATAAGCAACGTCTGGGGTTTGATACCGTAGAACCATTCCGTTCCAGTCCAAACTGCCATAGGCACTACTGTTCCCAAACCTATTCTCCAAGGTCATAGTATTGACACTATGACTTTGAGCAGTTGTATTGCTACCACCTCTTCGACAATAGGCTGATCCGTAAGCAAAAAATCCAATTTCAGCAACAGGACTTATAGCCATTACATTTACTTTGACAATTATTCGAGAATTAGGACTTTGCCAAGAGTCAATATTTAAAATATCAACATTTTTAGAGCTAGCACTACTCGTATTATGTATTCTCTTTCCAATCATTTTCCCCCATTTATTATTCGTATCGTGCATAACTTGAATTGCATCATTGTTACCCGCACTTGAAAGTTGTGGTGAAGCCCATTCTTTACTGTAATTTCTTATTTTGAAATTTTTAAGTTTTAACCAAGGATTATTATCATTACTTGCTTCGTAAATTGTAAAACCAAAATATCCAGAAGCTCTAGCTGCGGCATAAGAAGAGTTAAAAGAAAATTTCCTTACACCATCAACAGTAATTCCATATTCATCACCTCTAATTTGAAGAAGAATATGCCTCCATGTACCGTCAAACCACTGAGGAACACCTGTACCAACAGTCCCAAATCCTTCTCCAGAAGATGTGTCTAATCTGACTTGATTAAGAGAAGAATTACTAGCATGACTTCTAAAAACTAAACGATCAAAATTACCATTTGTATCACTACCATCACCATTAATTGCAAAACCAACATGTCTATAACCAGAAGGAGTCCCACCCATTAATTCAAATTCAATATCGCACCAACTTGTCATTGTCTCCCTTCTATAAACATAGGAAGCGTAGTTATTAGCGTTTACCGTTTTTAGTGCATATATCTCGTTAAAATCACGATGTTCAAGAGTATATTCATTTGCGTCATCACCGTACCAACTCGTATCCTCATTGGCTGAACTACCTGAAGAGTGACCTAGAGAATGTTTAATCTGCCCACCAGATGTAATGCGAAGTTTTTCTGTACCTTGAACTTTAAATACTGCAGAACCTACTCCAGGCGTATTGAAATCAATTGTGGCAGGAGCATTTGTTCCACTAGGTGTTAATTTTAAAGTTGCAACAGAATCTGGAACCTTAAATTCAACTTGTCCTGTAGAATGGATGCGAAGTCTTTCTGTAAGAGATGTTGAACCATTTTCAACAGTAAGAAATCTTATATGAGTTCCTCTAGCAGAACCAAGAGTCCAATCTTGATCTGCTCTTCCATCAATTCTTGCTCCTACTACATTTTGAGTACCAAAGCAAATTTGTCCCATAGATCCTAGATTACTAGGAGTATTACCCACAAATAAATCAATTACGCCTGGATTTGTTGTATGAGAATTACTATTACCTACTAAAACTAAAGATGTTTCTCTTGTTGAAGAAGTAGTTCCATATAATAATCTACCATCTGCGTCAATACGCATTGCTTCAACATCACTTCTACTATTAATTGTTATTATTCTATTAGTAGTAGTAGATGAAGATGCAAAAATATTAAATTTATAATCACCGCTTACTTCTTTTAAGATATATGCTTTAGATCCTACACTAGCAAAATCACCAAAATATACCTTTCCATCTGATGCGATGCGAAACCTTTCACCAATACTGCTACCGTTATGAGTGTAAAATGTTAGTGGCGCACTATTGTTAGGTGCTTTTAGAAAAAATTCATTACTAGAAACTCCTACTATTCCTCTTTGTCCACCTGAATCATCATATAAATTAACCTCACAACCAGAAGTATCATTACCTGAAACAAAGAACCTATTAGTATTTTCCGATGCCTTAAGCATTAACAAACCACCAGATATATCACCTTGGGTCGTAAGCATTGCATTAAAAGCAAATGCTCCACCAATTGATGTTGCAGCACTGGTATCTGATACTTTTATTCGTTGAACATTATTAGTTCTTAACCATAAATAATGTTGTGTTTTAGATCCAATAAAAGTACCTGTTGAGTCTGCATATAAACGACCAAAAGCACTTCCAGTATCTCCAAAGTCAATCATCCCACTGGAACCACCATCGACATTTAACGTCCCAGTTAAAGTGCCTCCAGCCAACGGCAGTTTCGTAGCAAGTGCAGTCGTTAAAGTAGTGGCATAAGAACTATCATCATTTATTGCGGCTGCAAGTTCATTTAATGTATTTAACGATCCAGGTGCGCCATCAATCAAACTGGTAACAGCAGCTTGAACAAAAGCTGTCGTTGCTAATTTGGTGGAGTCGTCAGATGCAGACTGGGTTGTAGCTGTAACAGCAGAACCTAAAGCTCCAGTACTTGCGAGTTTCGATAATGCAACCGAAGCTGCTGAATGTAAATCGGCATTAACGATCTCACCGTCTTTAAGACCAGCAGATGTGACTTGTGTTAGTGCCATCAGACGAGAAAGAACAAAATAATGCTTAGTTTAGAGACATAAGCAAAGGTCTAAGAAATAACTTATCCATAATTACTTACTCAGCCCTATAGGATAGTGAAACGCAAAGTTCTACTCCATAACCTGAATTTGCAGATCCAATAACATTTGATCCTAACTTTAAACTGTTTTCGTTCAAATTATCATTTGCAGCACACCTTATAAACATATAAGAGGTATTTCCACTGACTTCACTGAGAATATAATCAGTACTACTTTGATCATGTTTCCAGTCTATGTTCCATGTTTGAGCCGTACCTTGAAAAGCATGTCCTGTACCTAAATTCTTAGCAGCAAATGGTAAAGAAATTCTCAACGCCCCTGAACCATGACTACTTGTTGTCCACCTAAGTTCTCCTGATAAGGTAACTAAACTTCCAACTTTGACATACCATAAATTTGCCATAGTTAGGTTTACTGTAGGGTTAGAAGATGATCCTGTAATTGAAACGATGTGTCGGCCTTCTTCATAATCATCAAGTAGTTCAGCCACATTTGCATTATTAGCGGCATCAGAAGTAGCAGCAAAGCTAACACCCTGTCCACTAGGAAAGTATATGTTTCCATCCTTTTTAACGCTAAACGCTTCTCTTTCTGTTCCAGATCCACCATGTCTGACAATGAATTTCATTCCACTTTCATTTGAATTATTTGATCCACCTGCATCTGTACCAGCAAGCCCTTGAATAGAGGACATTGCACCTTGTCCAGCATTAGTTGATGCTTCAAACACTAATGTAGGTTTTGTATTAACACCTGACTTATAATTCCTTAATGCTAAAACATTCGTTTCAGTTGCACTAGAATCTTCTCCGTGAATAACTTTTGTTGGATTTGATATATTAAATCCAGTATGACCACTTGCTTTTAATACAACTTGTGGTGTTGCTTGCCAGCCACCGTAATTTCTTTCAATATACCAATGATTATAACTGTTAATATCATTTGTTCTTATACCATATGAACCCATTTGGAAACCATGATTTCCAGCACTACTACTATCAATATTGTTTACATCAAGGGTTGCTTGTGGAGTTGTTAAACCTATCCCAACTTTCCCATCAGATGTAATGCGAAGTAATTCTCCTGCACCAGCAAAAACCAAATCTCTAGCACCAACAGCAGATTCATAACTTCTTATCCAAGAATAACTATCTTCATTTACTCCAAAAGCTAATCGAGTTCCACCTGTTGCTACTGCTGTCGTTGCAACATCAAAAATCTGACCACCATCACTTATAGTAGAACTCGCACCTCTAACTTGTAATTTAGTTGCCCCAGAAAATGTTGTAGTTGCATTTATAAGTAAATTTCCACTTGAATCTAATTCAATTCTCTTAGAACCACCTGTATCAAAAGTAATTGTATTACTCGAAGGGAATCTTATTGATGTGTCAGTATCGCCTGTATGAATAATTTTGTCTGCTAATTGCAATTCATTAGGAATCGCAACATTACCAGAAGTATCTAAAGTAATACCATCAACAGAAGCGTTGACATTCCTGATAGCATCGGTTTTTAATCTGCTCATAATTCGGTTGCGAGTTTCTTAGTTTAGAGACATAAGCAAAGGTCTAAAAATTAAACAAAATAAGTTCCTGATAGCTGTATCTCACTATTATTATTTAGGTGAGCTTCAGTACACCAGTTAGCATCTCCACTGGAGTCATTATATCTTTGTATTGCACAATAAATAGAGCCAGGATTTACGAAAGCAATCACTGAACGTGCTCCTGGAACTTCCATACTTGTAGACCAGACAGCTAAAGAATTATAAGCAGGACTTGCAGCACTAAGAAATGGTAATCCCCATAATTTTAAATTACCACTATTACTTCCCTTATTGCTCAACATGATATACATCACAATATGCACTGCCCTACCTATTTTTGTGTACCTTGCGTACCTTGTAGAATAACTGGTAACACCAAAATCTCCAGTATTAAGTGTAGGCGTCCATGTACCCTCTTCATAATCATCCAAAAGTTCCGAACCTGGTGTAGTGCCACCACCTGTACCATCTGAAGTAGCACTAAAATCAATACCGTGACCACTTGCTACGACTAGGTTTCCGTCGAGAATATTTAGATCATCCGTAAACTCAAATGAGTTTGTACCTGAAGTGTATAGCTGCATCTTCTCAGAAGAATGAGAATATTGAAGCCTTCCTCTTCCTGCACCATCAGGATCATCAAATCCAATAGCACCAGCTTTATTATTTGGTGTTGCTATTGTTATACCCGTATGATCATTACCCTCAATAAAGACATCATCTCTATTTATAGAAGCAGAGGCAACACCTGAATCGTTTGTTTTTATATGTACTCCGTTAGCAACGCAATGAGGGGTGATTGTACCTATAGCAACTTTCCCACTCGAATCTATGCGGAGACTCTCTCCTCCTGTCGTTCCTGTATGAAAGGTAAAGTAACCAGAATCAAACTTGATTAATGCTCCAGCATTAGTCGCTCTGTAATTCTGTTTAAAAGTTGTTGTTGTTGTACTTGAGTTGTCGTAACTTATATCAAGTCCAACACCATTAGTCTGATTGCCACCAACTCTAAGAAGACCAGCACTACTTGACCCAACTATTTGTAAATCTGCTGAAGTATCATTAATCCCTATACCAATGTTTCCATCACCTCTTAAGACTAATTGATTAGGATTAGCATCACCATCTACGCAAATTTTTAATAAAGAATCATCATTTGTATAAGTAGGATTTGCAGTGATTCTTGAAACAGTTGCAGCCGATTGGTCGTAATCAATAACAAGTCCTAATGATGCAGCAGTTCCACCTATTCTTAATGTTCCGTCTTGTTCACTACTACCAGCAGTACATATATGTAAATCTGAAAGAGCATTATCGTTATTAATACAGACTTTTCCATCAGGATTGATAACCATACGTGACGTAATACTTCCACCAGAAGGTGTTGTATAGAAATTTATTTGTCCATCATCCTTATTGGTTGTATCTTGACCCGTTTGGATCTCCATCAACGCTACTTGTGTACCATTCCATTTACCACTAAAAGCAAAGATACCTCCAGTAGTATTATTCCTATTTGCATCACCTTCGATAATCATCCAATGATTACCACTTGCAGTTAACTTAATACCTTCACCAGAAGCATCTATAGATTGCGCTAAATTATTTCCATCGAAAGTAAGATTAGCTTCACCAGTTAAAGCATTTGCTCCAGTAACTGTTGCAATTGTATTGTTTGTACTACCAGAAAGAGAAACACCTGAGCTATTATCAGCCCATCCAAGTTGACCATTTCCATCAACTTTCAATAATTGGTTTGCGCTCCCTATGGTATGAGGGAGCTTTAGTTCTAAGTTAGAAGCAGGATTAGTTCCAGGAGCTGCAAGGCTCATGGAATTACCAGAGGCATGTTTTAATCTAATACTGCTCATTTATCTACTCTGGATCGGAAGGTTTATCTGCAATAAGTTTAGCCTTCCACGCATCTTTGACCGCAGTAGTCCAAACAGCATTACAAACAGATTTTACTTCATCTGCAATAGCAGTCACCCCATCTGGCTCTTTATCTAAAGGATTATCTACTAAATTATCGGATGCGTCTAACGTACCAGGATCTAAAACAAAGCGTTCAAAAGATCTGGTGAGTTCAACACCATCTTTTTTTATCACCGTTGCTTTTCTAATTTGAACGGCTTTGTACTGACCTACGACCTCTATTTTGTCGTATTCAATTGATTCAGCTAATGCCATTTTAGGAACGTCCTCCAGACGAAACAGGTTTAATGGTGCTTAGTTTAGAGACATAAGCGAAGGTCTAAAACTAAATGGAATAACAAAGATATAAGCCAACTGCTGTGTTAG